ATAAGTCTACCAGAACCAGAACAATTGACTGATGGAGCTTATATTGTTATTCCTGGGGCCGATGGAAAAACTTACCTACTCTATTATAAACAGATTCCCGAAGTAGACCCAAAATATTATACACAAGAACCAGAAGCAACATTAGAAGTACAATCAGTGCAAGATATACTAACAGAATTGACCGGGATTGGATATACTTATGATAAAGGGTTACTGTATGCAAGTTTTCCTGTTCAAGCTACGTATTTCTATAATTTCCCTGGCCTAGAACTTACACCAAACTATCTAGAAACTCATAACATATTAGCGAGTATTAAAAGTAATCAGGGGGTTATTGATTTCTGGTCTAAAACAATAGGAAGTAATGGATACGAAGAGGGTGATATTTCTATACAAGTGGAGGAGTTGACTGGGGAATTTAACTATAGAGTAACAGTAGAGCGATTTGACTATGTAGAGGTTTTTGAAGGTACTCTAGAAGAAGGTACAGAAAATGAAAGACTAGATTATATAATTTCAAAGAATTCTAATCTAGTATACTGTAACTTATTGAAAAAAGAAAAATTGCCCACTGGTACTTGGAAAATGAAAGGTGCTGTAGAAGAAAAATTTACTCCAAAATTTTATAAAAAAGCGTTAAACGAAATATTTAAATCAGGTGATACTGTATTCTTTGACTATCTTCTAATCCCTGACATATCAAAATATGAAGAAGATTTAGACATAGAAGAAGGGAATCACTACAAAATATACGATACTTTACTAGAATATGCAGAATTAATAAATTGTCAAATCTTAATAGAAAATACATTGATAGAAAATACTAAGAAAGAAAATTACTTATTTAATTATACAGATGATAAATACAATCGCCTAGTATATTTCTACAATGGATTATCAGTAAAAGGTAATGACAGACCAGGCTATTACTTGTTCTTGAGAGGGCTACTTTCTGGTATATATTCGATAACAACAGACCTAGCACTCTACCAAAGTCCTGTAAATGACCCATACAGCCAAGGAGAGATAAATATAGATAAATATAAAAGTAACTACCTAATTGATAATGGAATAACCTACTTTTATAAAAACTATTTAAATGGAAAAGACTATATTACTACTGTATGGATGAGATTCGCATTAGGAAAAATCGGCAGAGAACTAGAAAAGAATAAATGGAATTATCTATCAGAAAGAATAACCGGTAAATTAATTAGTAAAATAGTAAGTATCTTAGAAAGAATCAGAGATAGCTTTTCAATTATTAGATATATAAATGTTACTAAGACAGAGTTTGACTATACTAATAATAGAATTAACTTAACAATAGAAACAGGAGTATCTGATTTAATTGAAAATAGTATCTCAATGGATATAACAATAAATTATAATAAATTATAAATATGGCAACAGTTGCTGATTTAGTAAGAAAAAGTGAAGGAAGTAGACAAAAATTTATTGACTACGAAAAAACTTATCGTGATAATAACAAAGAATTCCTAAGAGGTGATATGTGGGAGTTTAAATTCTTTAATGCTCCTAAGATTGTATATTACCCGGGAGACGATATTATCAATGCCCGACTTAATTCCGTAAACGTTGGTATCGATTACAGCGTTAACGGTTTTGAAAAGAGAATGAGAAATAACTTTGTTCTCTATCAACAGACTGGTCAGAATACTTCAGGTACACTTACACTAGGATTTGTAGACCGCGAAGACCAGGCAATTACATACTTTATTGATGACTGGAGACAAAAAATTGCAGATCGTGATACTAAATATTCTTTCAGAAAAGATGACTTGGTAGGTGACTGTCAATTAATTATCACTAACTCGTCTCGTATTGATGTTCGTACACTTAAATTCTACAACGTAATCATTGCTGATGGTACTGTGGATGAAAATGGTCAACAGGATGATGGTACAGATAGAGCTGATATTCAATTGAGCTTGAAATTCGAACATTATAGTGCTAACTGCTTGATAATCAATGAGTTACAAGTATTGCTACTTATGATAGTGATATCATTCGATAACATTTTAAATTGCTGGAAAATAAGAAAATAAATCAGCAGACCTTTAATAGGTTTCAACGACTATAGTAAATGCCCTTATGAACATAAGGTGATAATATAGTCTAAACTAGAATAGAAATATTCTGTTTAATAATTTTGAGAGAGTTCAACAATCTTTAATTGAATATTTATTTTATTTTATTAAGTCCAAGTTTTTTCAGGGGCTGGTAGTTGAAAATTGATCATAATATTCTATATGATTTTAGGGAGCTGGAGGTCTGCAGCTTCTAGCTCCCATTTTATATAAAATCATATAGGATAAAATTAAACAAAGATATAAAATATAGAATATTTATGAAAATAACAGATCCAATATCAAGAAAAGATTTAAAATTACATAATAAAAATCTTTCAGAAGAAGAGGTAAAACATTTACTTAATACTAAGTATAAAAACTGTTTTCCTCATACTAAAAAATTTCTGGAAGAGAACTTTAAATCAAAAGAATATGTTCTTTATCCAAATACAATAATAGTGAAAGAGGATATAATAGAAAATTATATAAACAGTAGGAAAGACGCAGGTTTTATACCTTCTTATGATTTTTCCTTACTTCCTGACTTTATAGTAAATAAAAGAAGAGATACATTAACTATAATATGTCATGAAAAAATTTGTGGCATTGAAGTCGGAGAATTTGAAACAACTTACCATGAATTAGTCACTAAAGGAAAAGGCGATCCTTTTAAAATAAGCAGTTTTAAATCTTATACAAATCCCGACTTAATCGAGAATAAAGAGGAAACGGAAAGAATAAAGAACATAATATTAAAAAACTGTGGGGATAACTATGGATTAGATAATTTGCGATATGTAAATTCATACACTCCTATGAAAATATACTGCAACAATTGCAAAAAATATTTTTGGATAAGATGGGAAAGTATGAGAAAATTTAAAAATGGAGGAAATTATTGTATATGTCAAAGATGTAATGTTATTAATTCTGCTAAAGATAAAACATATTCAATTGAAATATTAATTGAAAGATCAAAAGAAAAATATGGAGATACCTTTGATTTTTCACTTGCTAAGCCATATTATAAGAATTTATTTTCTCCAATTCCTATAATATGTAAGGATTGTGGAAATATTTTTTGGCAAACTGGATATCAACATCTTGATTCTAAATCCAAATATCCTTGTCCAAAATGTAGACTTGAAATAGCTTCTAGAAATTCTTCATATAGTAAGGAAGAGCTTACTGAAATGATTATCAACGGTATAGGAAATGGATATGAAATATTAAGCAATGATTATAAGTTAGTTACAGATTATGTCACAATACTCGAAAAATGTAGTGGAAAAGAGTTTACTCAACCGATTAAAAACTTAAGACTTGGAAAAATTGATACAGAAAATTCATCTTTAGAATATTGTGTCAAAACAACCCTAAATAAAATCAATGTTGATTTTCATACTCATGAATATATAAAAGATAAAATAATGGGAGCTCATAAAAAAGTTGTTATAATAGATTTTATTGTATTATATAACAATAAACAATTTTGGATTGAATGTAATGGACAACAGCATTACTATTATAAAAGCTTTTTAGGATTAAGCAGATTAGAGGATTCTAATACTTCTAGAGAAGAGTTTCAACGAAGATTAGATAGAGATAAAAATGTTGAAGAGTTTTGCAAAAAGAATAACTACATATATGTGGAAATTCCGTTTAATATAAACTATTCAAAGATAGAAAAACTATTGAGAGATATTATATTGAATAATATAGATCCTAATAGTGTAATAAAACGTCCAAAAATATTAATAGTATGATCACTAAATTTAAGAAAAAGTTGTTCTCTATAAATGATAAATCACATTTTTTAAATTATATTGGAAGATTAGCTGGATTTATCATCAAAGGTAAAGAACTTCACTGGTCGGCACCAAAAAAAGATATTCATCAATATTTAGATGATTTTATCACTGAACTTATAAAAATTCAGGACTTAGTTGCCGAAGGTTACATGGGAATTCTGGGTAAAATGGGACCTAATGACGTTCCTTATACTCCTTGTAATGCCCACGATGCAATGACATTTATTGATGAAGTTATTAGAGAAACTGAAGACTTCTATAGAGGTATTCCTGATGGTACTGAATTCAAAGGTCTAACAAGCGAAACAGAAACATTCATTAATAATTGTCGAAAGTATAAATATTTATTTGGTCTCTGCGACTGTTAATAAAAATAAAAATAAAAATGATAGTATTAAGAAATAAAGAGTTTGCAATAAACCCTCCCAAAGAAAAGAGAAAGCCATCAAAGAAGCAACTAACAGAAGGACTTGTCGGGGCGGGAATGATTAGCACGGGTATTGGTACTATTAAACCAGCCGTTAGAATTTTAGAAGAGGGAATTAACTCCGGAGAAGGAGAATTAACGGGAAGAGTAGTTAGATTTCATAATACACTATCAAATAAGGCTGAACGGATTATGAAAGAAGGACTTGATGGAAATAAAACTCTTGATCCAAACTCATATACTAACAAAGTACTTGATGGTGCTGCAACCAAAGACGGCAGACCTTTAGTATATACAGCGAAAGATAAAAGGATTGCAGATACAGTCGGATTGTCAAGGCAACTCTCAGGAAATGCAAGAGACGCAGGCAGAACGTTAGAGATAAATATTCCCTATGATAACATCAAGAATAGAAGAGTTCTAGATAATCCAGAACAACTTGGACTCAGCGAAGATGGATATATCAAAGAGATGAAGAAAAGGGCATATGAAAAATTAAAAGCTCAAGGACTAAGTGAAAGAACTGCCAAATCTGCGGTCGATTCTCCAATGTTCGAAGCAAATATGAGAGCAAATTATCAAGCAGTAGATGCTAAAATTGGACCTACAAGAATATATGAAGGAACTATTGCTCCGGAATATATAAAGGGTTCAAAAGTATATAAACCTAACTCTATAAAAGAGTGGGGTAGTTACGTAAAAAACAACCCTAAGAGATTTATTAGGGGTGCACGGAAATATGCCCTTCCAGTAGCCGGAACAGCAGTTTTATTAGGCGGAGGGTCAATACTTGCTGCAAATGCTATAAAGAATTCTAATAAAAATGATAATACTAAGAAATAGAAACTTTTCATTTATGGAAAAAATGAAAGGTAATCCCAAATTAAGAAAATCAATACAAGAATATCAGAGTATAAAACCTGATAATGATATACTTGACGAGTTTCCTTCTCTAAAGGGTCACGATGACTTTCTCCGATACCTAACCTGGTTGAGTAAAAATGTTCCTTCTAGCTCTACTACAATGTGGACACAAAAAGGAACCGGTCTGATAATCTATTCTTATAGTGGAATGATGAATCAAGCAAATGGAAAATACCCTATTGCTGTACAAAGAACGGGTGAAGAAAGGTTCGTACTATTACAGACAAACTGTGGAGATAATGATTTTATAATTTCATATCACCCTAAGACAAAAGAGTATATAATTACAAGAGAGTCAGCCAGGTATATGATCCTAAACAGGGCCATTAATAATATATTCGGTCAGAAGGGTCCACAGCTTGTAGGTAAATTCAAGTCATTTGGACAAGCCTTCAACTATATAAACAAAAATATTTACACAACTACGGTTTATTATAGTGAAAAAGATTTTGCTAAACACGATGAAAATTGGTATAAAGGCGAAGAGACAGACTTTCAGAAGAGAAATCGAAAAAATATAGTTAAAACTTTAGCGGGATTTGGAGCTACTACAGGTGCATACACGAAAGGCTTTAAGACGTGGGAAGATCAGAGTTCTAAAAGATATGCGAAGAAACTTGAAGCAGAAAATGCCGACTTTATTAAAAAGATTAAACTAGAAGAACTCAAAGGCCTGCGTGGTGTAGTTAATCCTGCTGACAGAGCCGCCTATAATAAGTATGTAGAAAATGCGACTAAGATAGTGAAAAATAGTGAGGAAGCTACGAAGAGATTTATGAAAAGAGCGGATAAAGTAGTTACTAAGAATACACTAAAAGGTGGTGTTAAAGGTGCTGCTAAAGGTCTTGCTATTGGTGGAGGTCTAGCAATAGTAGCTAATCACGCTCTAAAAAAGAGTCATGAAAGGGGAAATGCTATTAGAAGAAATAAAACAAAAAAGAAAAATAGTTAAATTATGGCAAAGAATGTATCAGTACAACACCTAGGCTCTAATAGAAAAAAGCGTCCTGGGGTCCACTCTAAATGTAAAAGCTCTAGACTTAAAAGATCTAAGAACTATAAGAAAAGATACAGAGGACAAGGGAGGGTCTAGGTTATGCTACTCGTTCGAAATAAAAATAAATACGTCGAAATTAATAATGAATCTGACGTAAAAGAGCTTCTGGTATCTAGTGGAAAAATAAAAGACATAGAAGACTCATTACGATGGTTGAAGGAAAATAATGAGCCAGATTTCACCCTAAGTTCTGAGAAAGATATATACATACTAGAAGAAGCCCCTATTAATAAATCAATACTGGAGAAAGCAATGAATTCGTCAAAGTGCGGAGATATAATTGCCTGTCCAAACATAAATGGAGAAACTCAATATTTTACAATTATCCACCTTGGTAAAAATGGTAATGGAGACTTTGTTAATGATGATCTAACTGATATTACAAGAGAATTACTTAAGTTAAAGCTACGCGGAATATCATGGATCTCAATGACAAATGCAGAAAGAGACATCTTAGACGACATATCTTACTGGGGAATAACATTTACAATATAAAAAAAAATGATAATATTTAAAAAGAAATCATTCTCTTATCACATCGATTGCATGGATTCTGACGGTAAGAGATACATACTACCCGCCAAAAAAGATCCTAAGACCGGGAAAGAAATAACATCACCTTACCGAATATACTATAATCCAGACGGTTCAGTGACAGTTAAAGACGATAAGTCCGGAAAGGTAATAAAAGAACTACCTCCCAAGAAAAAATAGTTGGAGGCACATAGAGGCCGTTCCAATGAAAAAGAATAAATTTCCCATAACTTTGCTGAAAAAAGGCAGATACCTTTCAATAGGATTATGGGAACTGGAAAAAACACAGACGAAACGGGGTGAAGACGTTATCTATGATGAAAGATAAGAAAATAGTTAATTTGTTGAATTACTTGAGAACTTTTTTTCGCGTGAACGAAGTTCTGGTAATCACCCCTCTCCTCCTACATAAAGTAGTCGAGAGAGGCCGCTGCGCGGGGAGGTGAAACCTATTGAATATTTAGGGATATGGAGGACTTCGTAGGGAAAGGAAAAATGAGAAAAATTTTAAACATATTATTATTATTACAGTATGATCAAAAGCTTTGAAAAAAAATTATCAATTTATGGTTTAAACTTGAGGTTATTCATTGACTTCGTATGGACCTAAAATTATTTCTAATAAATTCATTATGGATAGTGTAATAAAATTAAATGTACCAGAAAAAATTAGGTATATAAGTGAATGGAAAGGGTTTAATTTATTTGATTTCACTTACATATTAAACAAGCAAATTCCTGGTTGTGGCTTCACTGAATGGTGTATTGGGAACAACATGAACGTTGTTCTCTGTAGCCCTAGACGTATTCTTCTTGAAAATAAAGAAGACCAACACAAAGGAGAAGTGTTTTATGTGAGGAATGAAAGGGAGATAGTATTAGATTTGGATAAGGATCTAACAAAGGTCTCTAAACCTAATGATAATCCCGCAGACGATTCAGTACAAGATGGTGAATTATATCAGCAAATAGGGGAAAAACTTTCTAACTATATTTATAATAGGTCTATTTCAGGTAAACCAATTAAAATTCTAGTAACTTATGATAGTTTTTGCATAGTAAAAAACTTACTATTGGCCAAAGGTATTCTTCAAACTTTTAATATAGTAGTAGATGAATTTCAGTCAATTTTCACAGATTCTCGTTTCAAGTCGGACGTTGAATTGAAATTTGTTTCTCAGCTTAAGGATTTGCAGAAAGTGTGTTTCGTTTCTGCAACCCCAATGATAAGAGAATACTTGGATATGTTAGATGAGTTTAAAAATCTCCCTTATTATGAACTTGACTGGTCGGCACTCAATTCAGGTAGATTAAAAAAGCCATCACTTATTATTAGGTACTCTAGATCAATCTATGAGTCCGCTAAAAATATCATTAATCTTTACAAATCCGGTAATTTCGAATATAAGTATATAAAAGAGGGTGATATAGTGCGCAAGATAGTTTCTAAAGAGGCGGTGATTTATGTTAATTCGGTTAATAATATTATAGGTATTATTAAAAGAACTGAATTAAAACCAGATCAAGTAAATATCCTCTGCGCAAGAACACCTAATAATATATCTAAGATTGAAAAGAGACTTGGGAAAGGTTTTGATATAGGTCGTGTTCCTCTAAAAGGTGAGCCACATAAGATGTTTACTTTCTGTACAAGGACAGTATACCTAGGAGCTGATTTTTACAGTACAAATGCACGAACATTTATTTTAAGTGATGCAAACATAGAGACGCTTGCAGTAGATATTTCTATGGATTTACCCCAAATTTTAGGTAGACAGAGGTTAAATGAGAATCCGTGGAAGAACTATGCAGAATTTTACTATAAACCTTTGATTAAGAAAGGTATGAATTCACGAGAGTCTTTTGAAAAATTGATGCAATTTAAAAAATCTGAGACAGAAAACGTAATAAATTTCTATTATAAAAGCCATGCAAATAGCAGTAAAGAGGAACGTGAGAGTACTATACGGTTTTATCAAAGAGGTATCGCGGCCTTAAATTACAGGAACGATTATGTATCGTTGTCGTGGAGCGATTCTGTAAATGAATATGTACCTGTCTTCAATAGTCTTGTTATGATAGCCGAAAAAAGAGCATTTGATATTCAGCAGATAGATTATGCTGATAGGTTTAGTGTATTTTCTAATATCTCAAATATATTAGGGCTAGAAGAAGACTATGAACAAATAAAAAAGATATTAGGTACATTACGAGAACAGACAACCCTTTATGATAAACTGAAATTTTTATGTAATGTACTCGATCAGGAAATTGTAAACGAGACAATATTATTGGATCAGATTAATGAAAAACATTTCGCTGAATATTTTAAAGTATTGGGCGTAGATAGGATTAGGGCGCTTGGATATAATGTCACCTGTTTAAATAAAGAGTTAGGGATTTTATCTTTTGATAAGAGTCAGCTTAAGGATTTAATCTATAGCACTTTTATTCCAGGTAATTCTTATCTATACTCTGACATAAAAAGTAAATTAAAAGATATTTACTCTAAGTGTGGTTATCAATCTTCTGCTAAGGCTGTAGACCTAGAGAAATATTTTAAGGTAATTTCAGTAAACATTAACATAGGTAATGGAAAAAGATCAAAAGGTTATAAAATAATAGAGGAGAAAAAGTAATGTTATATTTAATTAAATCAGCTTCTTGGAATAAGAAGAAAAACAATTTTGAGTTTATTTTAAAAATTGGTTATACTAATGATAATGGTCTTAGTATTCGTAAGTCCGCCTATTTAAATCATAATCCTACTATAGAGATTCTTTACACAATACCTAATGCTACATTAAACCACGAGCGACGTATTCATCAGTATTTTGAAAAGTATAGAGTATACGGGAATGAGTGGTATTCTTATGAGGACGAAATTATTAGGTTTTTCAAAAGTAATAATACCGCTAAGTCACTAGACTCAGTTCTACCAAAGGAAAGACCTAGTAAGAAAAAAGAGAAGAAAGAAATCCGTGAGAATAAACGGCGTAAATTTTTAGCTTGGATAGAGACCCTTCAGGAGCCTATAAAAAGTGCAATGCAAGAGTATTTAGGTCTTAGGACTCTAGTAGATAAGCTTAAATTTCTCTGTGATTTGAGTGACAAAGGACTTTTAAGTTCTGAGGTATTGAGTAATCTTATGGAAAAACATTTCTATAAATACTTTACAATCTTAGGGGCCTCTAAAGTAAAAGCATCTGGATACAACCCCACATTATTGAATAGAGAACTAGGGTTTATTTCATTTGACAAAACAAGACTAGCAGATAAGATATATAGTGAGTTTATTATTGGCAATAGATATACTTTAGTTTATATTCGAGATGTACTAAGAAGAATTTACGATGAGCTAAGCTATCCTAAGATACCTGTTGCTACAGACTTAGAGCAATTCTTTGAAGTTAAAGTTATACAGGTAAATAAGAGTTTAGGAAATGGAAAATATAAAAGAGAAAGAGGTTTTGAAATTTTATCAAAAAAGTAAAAAAGAGCTTTCTATATCTTTAATAATTTATTTGTTGGTAGGATAGATAGTTCAGTATAATTAGAAGTTTAATTCTATAGTGATTATTTTGCTATAGAATATTTATTTTTTAAAGGAGTTTACATGAATATTGACGTTTCATTATTGCCCAGTGGTGGCTATGGCTATGATTTTCCGAGTATTAGGATTCAGCCGTTAAATTTTTTAGAGATAACACAATACTTAGCTAACGTTCCAGAGGATGATGAATTGGGGCGTTATTTATTTGATATGAATATGCTAAGAGACGATGACAAGAATATTGAGAATTGTTATATAATGGATATAGATTTCTTAATATTTTACAAGAAGCTTTGTACAATAAGTGACAATTTGACTTACCAGGTTGAAATAAAGTGTCCTGATTGTGGAAAGGCCTTAAAGAAGTCGATAAGTTTTGAGAAGGATATTCATTTTAAGCAGATTGACCCTAAGATTATGAATGGGGCCAAGATAGAATTAGGGGGTCACAAATATGATACAATTGTGCCTACTTTCAAGGATTTTATGAAGGTATTTAATGTTTATTTGCGTTATAGGAAGATACAGGATTTAAAAATGATCAAAACTATTGCGCTTATTAAAGATTTTGATTATCAGGGGAATCAAATAGAGGATGACATTTTACATGCTACTCACTCTGATATTACATTACTTATGGCATTGAGGGAATTGTATTATGATCGCCTGGAACCAGTTGAATTATATTGTCCAGAGTGTAATAAAGGCTTAAAGAGGGAGGAAAGGAGGAGTGTGGCAGTGAGTGTGGATAACCTCATTGTCGATTTCTTTCGAGAGCTCTATATCAATAGCCCAATTGATGGATCTAAAATTTTATTTAAATAAATTCCTGAAAGTAGACAACATAGAGTATTACAACCTAGATGCTTTATTCAAATTGAGAGACGCTTATTCAGACTTCCTAGAGAATTCAAAGGGAGTAGATCCAGATTTCCCAATGATTGAATTTGGGGGAGGAAAAGGAAGTAAGATCCAGGGAGTAAATAAAGCACAGGTAGGGAATAATGATGAAATGGATGACCCAATGACAAGTGATTTTTTATCATTAACAAAGTAATATATGGCAGCAAATGATTCTGTTAGTAATGAATTAAGTAAGAAGACACGTAAAGTTGAGGAGATGAATGAAAAGGGCCAGGAATATGCTAATATGCAAGCGGCTAATCAACATCTTCAAGAAATTAGCGCAGAGAGGATGAAAAATGTAGCACTTCAGAGACAAGATGTGGTACAAACGGCAGGAACTGCTCAATTACTTGCTGAGGCCGGTCAGATGGCTAATATGGACTCTGGGGATTCTCAACCTGTTACATTAAACCCATCAACTCAGGCGACATTAAGTAAGTTTGGATTAGGTCAACCGAGAGTTCAGCGTACCCAAGGAAGAAGTGTTAGCATAAAACCTAATAACATTACTATAAATAACACTTATAACACAACGACTAACAATAATGTAAATCCCGGACCACTTCAGGGTCGTACTGTAACGGTTAATCCAAAAGCTGAAACCCCGGCTCAGAGTAGGTATAAAACTTGGATTAGTAATGTATTTGCTAAACAGAAATTAGAACAAGACCGAAAGGAGAGGGAGTATGATAGGAGAGAGTGGTCCTTAACAAAGTCTGCCAATAAGATGATTAGGAAAATGGAAAGCGCGTCTAGAGATGTTGCTAATACATTTAATCCTAAGAATATTGGACAGACAATAGGTAATCAATTTAAGATATTGATGTTCTTGTTCGGAATGAAGTTTTTAGCTAAGAACTGGACAGGAATATTAGATTTTGGTAAACGAATCTACGACGGGATAATAAACATTGGTGCCTTTTTCGGAATTGGAGATAAAGGTAGACAATGGGCTAGTCAAGGTAGAGATTTTAGGGGTCGACTCATAACATTCCTGGGGGGCCCTAAAAACAGAAATAATAAAAATGCTACTCTATTTAGTGTATTTAAGGAAATTTTTGATGAGTTCCGAGAATACCTAAAGATCTGGTTTGAAAAGCAGATGGCCCTTCGTGGAGTAGCAATGAGGAATATAAAATTTCCAGACTTAAAAATCGGAGGGGAAGCTGGTACCGGAGTTGAATGGGTTGATAGATTAATCAGTGGTTTCGGTAATATCCTTAGTAAGACCTTTAGTGGAGTAGGAACATATCTTGGTGATATCTTAACTGCTCTTGTTGATCCTAAGGCTGGTATTTCTAGGTCTATGTCTTCTCAGTTGAACTTAGATAGTCGAGAGGATTCAGAAAAAGCAAGGTATAGAAAAGGTGAGGCTAGTGAATTTACGGACCATGGGGATTTTAACTCAGGAGATTATGCAAACGTCGAGGTTGGAAAAAATGGTAAAAGAAAGTATAGTATATTTGCAAATGCTATTGATTCGGGAGGAAACTTGAATGAAGGTGCCGGAAATGAGGTAAGCCAGGGTAGAGATATTCTTGGTGCTTTTCAAGATGCAAAAGAGTATGGAGCCTTAGATACTTCTCGTGCGGTAGGTGGATTAGAGCGATTATATAATGCTGCTGAGAAAAGAGGCTCTGTTATAGTTGATGGCGAATTCATGAATACTCTTTACGGTCCGGGGACTACTAAAAATCTAGTTAGTCAAGGTAAGGTAAAAGAGGTAAAAATGAAGTTCGTAGAGGATACTATGACCACCGACGATAAAAATGCAGAAAATGAGTATGCAAATAAGGTTTATGGTAATCGTACCCTTATGGGTGAAGCGGTGAGTACTAGCCCACCTGTGGCTGCTGCTCGGATACTAAATAAGATTCTTACTGGAGAACTTAAAGATATTCCCGGAGTTCTTGTGAACAGTAGTATATCCACTTTACCATATAGAGAAGCTCTTGCCCTTGTGGAATCCTACCTACGTAAAACGGAGGCAAAGGATAAGAAATATACGCTTGTCCCAGAATCTGACCCAAGATCACACGCAATTATCGACGGTAGAACAACTAAATCCGGTATATATTATCAACTTACTCCAGAAGCTCTTGACTACCTAGCAAAAAGTAGATTTAAATCTGATCGTTTTTCCAAGGAGCATTACACTACTTTATTACCTGGAGCAGAGGCCCTTCTTACTTCTTATGGTGGTGGTGCTTCTGCAATGGACCGTAACTGGAAACTCAAGGGAGAAGGGTCTGGATATTTTTCTGGACAAAGGGATAGTAGGGCTGATGAATACTTACAAAGATATCAAGATCTAAAAAATACCGAAAATAAGTATAATGCACTTGAAGATGCATCAGATTGGAGGTCTTATCGTGTTCCTAGAATAACTAATAACGCTAAGCAGTTTGGCAATGATGTAATTTCGTATGGAGGTGAAGTGCTGAAAGAGATAGGTGCCGGATATAATGCTATAGCGGGCGGTAGAAGAGCAGATAATGCTACGATTCGTGAGCGAAAAAATTATATAATGCGTCTTTTTACCGAAAAGGGTCTCTCGCCTGCAGCGGCAGCTGGTATAATTGGTAACTTAATGAGCGAAGGCCTTCAATCCCCCAATCCAGGTAAGCCATATAGTGATGGTAAAGCATATTCTTATGGAATTGCAGGATTTTATCGCTACGGCGAAGCTCCCAGATTAGAGAAATGGGCAAATGCGCATGGATTGAGTTATAGTGATTGGAAAGTTCAAGCTCAATACCTTACTACCGTCCCCGCCTTTGAAAGAATCAGACGTATAACTGCAGGTATGTCACCGAACGAAGCGCTGGCAAGATCAGCAGTTATATGGGGACATGATTTTGAGAAATTCCAGGGATTTACTGCCGCCGATTCTTACGGGAATATCGTCGGAAGAGGTAAAGGTATTAAAACTAGTAAAGGAGTAATTTGGGGAAGTGATAATTATAAAAATCGTATTCGCAGGGCCGCTGACACACTAAGGAATTATGGTGGCGGGGACTATAGTAACATAGATGTTTCCATTTCAGGAATAAAATCATCCCCTGCGACCTATTCTTATACAACGAGAGCTCCTATGATTTCGCTTAACCCTTCTGTATCATCCGGGGGAGTATCAAAGTCTCCTTCAATAGTATGGTTAGGTGATTCTCAGACATGTACTGCGAATAGTGGTTTCCCTAAAGGTGTTGCAGCTGGACTTGGAGTAAATATTCCTTTCTTTGGTATGGGCAGTGCTAGAGCTTCTCATTACCTAGGGAAAGAGAAATTAGCTTCTACTTCTTCAACTAATATCCCCGAACTAAAAGGGAAGTCTTGTAATGATGCCTTTACGAATTTTTTAGGTAGAAAACCCAACTATTGTATAATTGCCCTAGGACACAATGGCAACAGCGGTATGCAAGAATTAATAAGTGCTTTTAGAAATAATGGTTCTAAGGTTATTGTCATAAAAATGTGGGCTACAAAAGCTGCACCGGGGACGGGAATGAAAAGTTATACGTCGGAAGAGTCTAATGCTCTTTATGCCGGATTAAATGCAGATGGTTTTGTTGATCTTACTAGGTTTGAAGTAAAGAAGACAAGCGATGGAGTTCACGCTGATGCTAAAGGATGTAAAGATGCTGCTGCTGAAACAGTTAGACAGTTAAAAGGCGGTGGATTTTCTGTAGACAATGACTCGTTTAATAGCTCAGGCTCGGAAGTTTATTCTAGTGGTGGAGGCTCTTATTATGGCGAAGGTGGTGGTTCTTATTCATTAGGTGATGATATTTATAATACCGGAGTGCGGTTAGAGAATTGGCAGCCATTTAATGTTAAAACAGAGGCGGAATTAAAACAAGATCGGCGTAATGCTAAACTTCGTGAGAAAACTGTTGAATTTTGGCAAAGATCAAAAGACGTAAGGGATTCTTTTGGAACTTATGAAAAGTTTGAAAAATTTATTACGTCTGACCCTAAAGCATGGAAATTACTCAAAGGTGTAGCTACTTATATCAATCACGCTGATGCTATTAAATCTGACGATGAGGTAGGTATGTTAGGAGTTGGTCAATTTGCAAGAGAGTGGGCTAAGTATGATAAAGCTCCTTGGGACGTTGTTAATCAGTGGGAAGAGAATAATAAATATAATCTTCGAGAAAAATCCGCAGACAGCTTTATTACCAATCAACGCTCTTTTATGTTAAACAACTTAGATAAGGGTAAGGTAGTAGATAAGGTAATGGGACCTTTTATGAGTGTACCTAGGCGCGAATGGGATGTACATAGTGGACCTGGAGATGATCGAAAAGCACTTAAAGAGTTGTATGAAAATATACTAAAGGGCGAGAAGTCTATTGGTTATAGTAATAAAGTAGCAGCAGGAGTCCTATTTGGTGATGAGTATATTAAATTAACAGAAGAGTTAAAGAAATTAAACGAGCAGCTAGAGGACGACAAAGATAATTATTCTTTAAAAGGTAAAAGAGATGATGTCGCGGCTAGAATGAAGAACTACGAAGCCAGTGCCGATACATACATGTCTCAGGCTCGAGGTAAGGATGTTAAACAGAGAAGATTCCTTTTACGTAAAAACCAAAAAATTGCAGGTTTAGGAAATTCTCTACTTGATATTCAGAAAGAAAAGAAAGCCCTTGATGATAAATATAATAAAATGTTATATGAATTACGGGGTAAGTCTGAGGAAGAGCTAAATAAGGTACAATTAGATTATCTCGATGAATGGGCTGCAATAGAGGAAAAAGAGAAAAGTATTAGAGCTAGAATTGATGAGCTTTCGTCCACTATGTCCGAGGATCAAAAAAAATTTATAAAGACTATTAACCAAAATATTCTTTTAGGACAGCAAACTAATGAGCAATTAACTAGTGAGTTCCAGGGATTAGTTCAAACAGGTATGTCTGAAGTTGATGCTATCCACAATATGATTAAGAAGTATGGTGAAGGTGTATTGGAAAGGATGCGTGAGAAACTAGCAGAAACTGATGAATGGTTTAGAACTCATGCCATCGAAGAATATCACTTTGATCCCAATTATGATTACTCTAAAGGACTGGTTACTCAAGAGGCCTGGGAAGAATATGAGAGACGATATGGCAAAGGTAAAGTTCCAAAGATGATACCGTCGCCAAAAATTTCAGTTAGTATTGCACAAGAGGGGGTTACTACTGCCGAACTGCTCAATGACAAGGGATTTCGAAAAGGTCCGATAAGGGGAAAAGACAAGGTTAAGGCTGCAGCAAATCGTCCAGTAAATTATTGGACTAATTCATTTGGTCTATCTTCTTTCAATTCTACTAAAAATAGAGGTGTTGCTCATGGTGAAGTGACTGGATATAATTTAGGTGCCGCAGGGAAAGGACCACTGGCTTATCCAACTTCCAAGAATCGAATTCCTGGTAGAGCTATTGGTGGTTATACAGAGCCTGGTGAAGTATTGGAGGAATCTAAGTATAAGCTTCATAAAGGTGAATGGGTAGCGCCACAATGGATGGTTAAGTCTAAAGAATTTGGCTCTATTATTAAGTCCTTGGAAAATCATAGGCGTACAGTTTCAGGGGATGCAGTTAAGACGAATTCTTCTGACGACAAGGCTAAATCTCTGGACATTGCTGCTAATATATCTACAGCACAGAATACAAGTGGTACTAATCAAAGATTAGATCAGCTGATACAGATTATTGCTAGTCAGGGAAAAGCTCAAGGTAGAGTTCTTAGTCCCAAAACTAGAGAACAATCATTTACACGTTAATTATTATGACGGACAAAAATTTTAATGAATCCCCTCAAGGTTTTTACTATGATAGACAACTAGAGAGTAAACTATTATCGGTTACACTTCATCCTAATACAGTGGAGAATAATGGAAAGTGGGAAGCGGTTCAAGATCCAGAAGATGATTTAGACCAACTGAAAGGGAAGGACGGTAAAAACTGTGAGTTTCCATACAGTAAGACGCCGATTTGTAGGTCTGTAATAAGTGAGGATTTTCAAGTATTCATCGCCAATACTTTTTCAGATTTTGGTAATGATGCTATTGGTAATTTTTGGAACAGTCCAGATGTAAAAGCTATAGCACCGTATGTTGATGAAATAGGTGGCAGTTTAACTACAATTTTAAAAAAAACATCAGAATGGCTTTCACAAAAATCTCCAGAGGGTAGTACAATATCAGATATGGCAAGGAGAATTTCAGATAACATTCCAAAAATTATAGACAAAAGTTCTGACTACCTAAGTAGGGCCTTAGTCGTACAGGGAACTAGGTTTGCATATTATGGGGGAACTGGTTTGGATTTTGGCAACTTATCTATGAAATTTACCTTATTCTCTGATTGGAGTGCAGATGGGAATAAATTTGTCTCTGTAATCGAAAAAGTAAATAAATTATTACCCTACGTAGTTGGTGATTTTGTGGACTTAATAGATGAAGGTTCGAATGTTGATCCTGATGTAAAAGCGTTTGTAAATAGGTTTGCATCTTGGCAAATACCGCCGGGAGGATTTAAATCAGACCTAGATGCAGTTGATACTGTACAAAAAGGAACCTTGAAATTAAAGATTGGTGTCAGATATGCTATAGAGAACCTAGTAATTTCTAGTGCACAATTTAATTTCTCAAAGACTATGATAAAGAATCCTAAAGGAGCAGTAGATGAAACTTATCTTGTGCCACGTAGTTGTGATATAGTGTTAAACCTAAAACCCGCGTCACTATATTCTAGAAATTCACTAGTAAGATTTATTAGTGGTGCAGCCGTAAAGAGCAGCCTAGATAAGTACGTAAAAGAGGAAGTTCACAAGAATTTTACAGAATTAAATAAAAAGATTGCTAGTAAAGTACAAGATTATAGATCTCTATTCAATACTCAAGGCTTTCAGGAATTGGAAAATAGCGTGATGGGGGATATTAGGAAAAAATTTATATTGTAAAACCTATGTATAAAAAATCAAATTCAATAAAATCCTCTAATCAAGACTTCAGTAATTATATTGAGGGATATGATGTATATAATGCAAGAATTTTAGACCTTTTAAAGAATTACGAAGATGATAAAGAGGATTTTATTATAACAACTAAAGATTACCGCCCCGACCTAATAGCAGAAAAATTATACGGCAGTACTAATTATACTGCATTCTTAATGATAACATGCTCATTAAATTTATCTGACTATAAGAAAGGGACAGTTTTGCGTGTGTTACCAAAAAAAATATTAGAGAAAATTATTCTTCAACTATCATGAAATATATAAATTCAAATAATGTTTCTATAGATTTCAATCCTTGGTTTGGAGATGGTCCAGATGCTGGTGGTCACTTCAGGTTCACAAAATTACATTTATATGAAGAGCTTGGAGGATCACTAGCCTTTGGTAACATGGATATGGAAATGGATAGGTCTAATGAAGCATATGACCTAGTGGAAAATGAAAAAACAGGAACAATAACTATAAAGAGGGAAGATGTTGAGGATGGATTTATTTATACAATACCAATCTTCATTACTGATATCTCCACTCAAATGAACATAGTCTCTATTAAATTTTTCTGTATCCCCGAAAAAGATTTCTTCTCAAAAAAGACAACAGACACGAAGAAGACTGATATTAAGGCGACCATTGAAGCTTTATATCCCGGAAAAAAGGATATTAGGTGTGAAACTGATATTCAAGGTTCCGATATATTATTCTATCAAAATAAGGAGACTAATCAGGAGATATTGACAAGACTTTGCTACTCTTTTAAGAAGGATTCAATATTTTGCTTTGGTTTTGAGGGGTTAATGATAAAGGAGACTATGGGAGAAAAAAATAGCAAGGGAAAGACAGAGCCCGATGATGAAATGGTACTTAGATCGAATTCGGAATATATGCAGATATCAAGTTTTACCAATAGATACTTTCCGGACTTATATAAATTACCATTGAATATTTGGGAAGACACTGAATCTCTAGAGGCTATAAAAGACTATACTGACTTAGAACCCATAAACTCAAGAACAGTTTTTAAATATTCTTCTAGTAATTCTGTTGCAACTCCATATTACCAACTGTTTGAGAACTTATCATATAATCAGTCTTATATGAATTCGGATATTTTCTCTGAGCTGAAGATAGTAAATATGGCAGATATTCCGAGGTATAAGATAGGCGATGTAATCAAGTACCAGAATCAAACAGATGTATATGAAAACCTGGAGTGGCCGTATAAAGAGTACCTAGTTAGGTCGAATGAATTCTTTATCTCAATTGACGGTTCAGAATTTGTAGACTCTTATGGATCTAATTTCAGCTGGACAAGTAAATTATTAGGTCTAGAGGAGAAAGGAAGTATTGCGGTGGGTACTAATCAGGATCCTAGAGATAAAAACTAATTATTATGAAAAAGAATTTTGGAGTAATATCAAAAATAATAGACCCAGACTTATATACCGTTGAAGTAGATATACCTGGGGAAAATATAGAACTAAAAGCCTTTCCTAAAAGAGGAGAAGTAGATGAACCAAGAGTCGGAGATGTAGTATGGTTAGAGGAGATTGATCCACTATATCATTCATATTACCTATACGAGAAGTTAAAAGAGAATGATTTTATTGGTATAAGATCAAGGGGAAAGGTACTTAGATTTAATTCAGAAGAAGTATCTATTGGAATATTTGATCCTTCCAATGAATCTTGGTATGATAAGAATGATGGAGTAGATCCCACACCAAAGCCGACCTCTTGGATAAAATTAGATGCTGGAGGTAATATCGACATAAATGCAGAGGGAAATGAAAATATAGTCATAGCAGGAACCGGAACTATAAAAGTTAGTGGAAATATAACTGTAAAAGCAGGGGCTAATGCTACTGTTGAAGTATCGGGAAATGCCAGTGTAAAAGTAAGTGGAAATACTGCAATAGAGTCCTCTGGGAATTGTAATATTAAAGCTTCTGGTTCTTGTACAATAGACTCTCCCGATGTTAAAATTACAGGAGCTTCGGCAACGGTAGCAGGAACAGCACCTCCTTCTGGCTCTGGTCCCTTTTGCGCTGTGCCGAACTGCATTTTTAGTGGATGTGTACATGTAGGAGATAAATCGCTTTCGAACTAAATTTAATAGGTTATGATACTTAATAACGTAGAGGTAAATGTTTTATCAACTATGAAATTAATCGATGCATACAATAGTAATTTTCCTGAAGATTTTCTAATGGAGAATATTATTTATTGCATTCATAATGATATTAACGGAAAAAACTATGTAGGACAAACTGTAAAAGTCATTAATAGATTTAGTAAAACTTATGTAGGCCATTTTAGGGATTACGATAGATTTGTTTCCGGAGAATTAAGTGAAACACGTGCCCTATATAGAGCATGGAAGAAATACGGACTAAAATCATTTACTGTATATGTAATAGATTTAGGAAGTGATAGGGAAGAGTTAAATGAAAAAGAAATATATTGGATAAAAACTCTTCATACCTGCGTAAAAGATCCGGATTGTTTTGGATATAACCTGACTTGGGGCGCCGATGATATAAGCGTTAACTGTAGAGAGTCTATAGAACGGTCACTAGAAACCCGCAAGAGAATATATGGAGAAGTTTGTGCTAACTGTCATACACCAGAGGCTTTGGCAAAAGGAAATAGAACTAAAGAGCAGCGGTATGGTCATGGTGGATTTATTAACGCATTTACCCCGGAGGCTAATGAAAAACGTCGACAAACTAATTTGAAAAAATATGGTACTTTACATGGGCCGAATGCATCTAAGGAAGCAATTCAAAGGATGGTAAATAAAAATATAGAAAAATACGGAGACCCTATGGGAGCATGCAACACTCCGAAAAATAGGAAAAAAGCAGTTAACAACTCTATGATAACTAAAACATTTGATCAACTTAAAAAAAATATATCTAATTCTGAAAAAGATATAGAATCTTTTGATAATTATTATGAGACGGTATTATCAGTTTATAGTAATATATCTTCCGCAGAAAGACATTTTTATCGATTATTAAAAATACTTCCTAAATTAAAAGAAGATAGTCGATGGACACCACAGCTAGAACTTCTTTTTGGTGATCTAACTATAGGGTTTATTAATAAAAAATTTGAAATTAGTAAAAAACAGAGAAAAGAGAAGAAAGAGAAACTCTCTATTTTAAATAATTCTGAAAAAACCACTGTTTCATCTATTATTAGATCTATAAAAACTAATTTAGGAAAGTCTCAAGAAAAAATATTAGATTGGGAAGATTATAAAAATTTAGTACTTAAGTCGTATTATTCTATAACTAAAGGAAAAAATCATTTGAATAAATTAATAGAATTTCTTCCAAAACTAAGGTTAAATGACAATTGGTGTCCAGAATATGAAACTATTTTTGGTGGATTAACAGAAAAAGATATATTAGCTAAAAAAGGAGGTAATTAATAGTATTATGGCAATGGTTTCTAATGCGATGGCAAGTTCCATTATAAGCAATGTTCAGGGAAAAGATAATGCCTCTGCTGCGAATAATGCTTTTTACGAGGCACTGTGTGATTACGTAGAACAAAATGCTATGGTTATTTATGCATGGGTAGGTGTAAATCCTATGGGGGTACCAGATCCTCAAGTAGTATTGAACTGTAAAATCAAAACATCGGGTTCATTATCTCCTAGTGGTGCAACTGATTGTAATTCAGCTTTAAGTATATTTAGTGCTAATCTAAATAATAATGCAGCTCAATGGCAGGTTCAATGGCCGGAAGGTTTTTCGTTATCTCCTGCATTTGTAATACCGACTATAGTTATTACCCCTAGTATGGCAACAGATATGAATGCTGCGTGGAATGCTGTTTGTTCTCAAATCATAGCGGGATTAAAATCAGCAACACCATCGTCTTCAGGGTCTCACGGCGCATTTACCGGTACAGCAACCTTTACAAGTTTAATATAAGATGACAAATTATTTACTTAGTACTGGAAAAAGTACAACAAAAATAGAGAGATATATCCTAGACTTATTTAAATTAAATATTCAAGTTTTTCCTGGTGATATTCCGGGGAGTAATGTTGGATTTGACTTTGTAATAACTGATACAAAGAAGGATGAAATATTACCTACGATTAGGTCTAGGGTTAGTTCTCTAGTAAGAAAAATTCAATCTAAATTTAACGGAGTTAACATAAGTATTAATTCAATAGAATTTTTAGATGAAGAACGAGTACTGATTAACATAGAGGTTAATGATTTTACAGATACAATCTCTATAAATATATACGAAAATTAAATAAAATGAAGAGTTTACAAGATTATATAGATAGATATAGAAAAGTAGTCCAAAACTTAGGTTATAGTGGTGAGAGTACAGAAGTATTAATTCAGCTACTAGCAAATGCATCTTACATAAGTGAGATAGAGAATATTACCTATATGGCTGAAGCTTCCTTAGATAAAGCGTCCCTTATTAATTCCAAGATACAGCATTGTGTTGATACTATGTATTCAGTATTTAGGGGTTCTTGTCCTAGGGTAATGATGAAAATAAAACCGACAAAGTACTTAACGTTTAATCCATATGACCTTATTGTAACCTCTAATAATTTCAGTATTTATTATTTGGGCTACTATTCTGTTAATAAAGATAATAATAATACTACTGATACTACAGAGACTGATAGTGATAATATATCAGGTAGGAATTATTATAAAATAATAAAAACTGTTTCATCGTCTAGGGTAATTGATACGACTAATACGAGTAGTAATCAATCTGACTCATCTAATCCCGGGGACTCAAGTACCGATAATGTCGATACATCAGTGAGTCTTGATGAGCTGTTAGGGAAGGATGGTTATACGGGTTCTTGGAATTATTCTAGTGCAACATTCTACCCAGCAGTGGATGAGGGGGATAATCAGATAATACTTGGTTTTATTGCCCCCAAGAGAATTGGTGATAGTTTAAGAATAGAGAAAGAAATTAATTCCAACAATACTTATTTCGTAGAATGTGATGAGAATAACTTAAGCGATGATATGTACGTAGAAATAGTTCAAAATGATGATTCTAGGGTGAAATTGCCTAGGACCAGAGTTTTTGCAGAGCATATACTAGATCATAAAATATTTGATCTAACAATACCTTCTTTTGGTTCAAGACTTTATCTAGCTAATTATTTTAAAGATACTGTTGGAAGAGATAGTAGGAGTATTGAGGGAATGACAGAGAATACAAAAATCGTTGCTCAGTATTTTGGATATTCTGAATTAGACGACTATAATGAGAATGAATTAAAACGAGTACAGCTAAAGGGTGCAGAATTACTTAGATTTTCAGATAAATTTTTAAAGAGTGAAAAAGTTAGTGAAATTTCTGATGGCCTGTGCTATGTTGATGCTATTCCTAGGGACAATCTGAATACTATTCATTATAAAGCTAATAGAGATAGATATGTGAGTAGTATTATCCGTAGTAATTCTGATATAGGTACAGTACTAGAAGAAACTTACCCAGAATTAATTAGTGGTGGCAGTACAAGTTATTTATTTACGACTAATGGAAATAGTGAAAATAAATTAAGTACACTTAATATATATTATATTCCCAAAGAGGAAGATGTATTATTAAGTGCTTCTCAGATCCAAGATTTCATAAAAGAGAAACGTGCATATTATGTAATCACCGATGTTATTACTATTTCACCTGGAGAGAAATATATAGCCAATTTCGATATCTCACTAGAATTATATAAAAACAGTGATGAAGATTGGTCTGAACTAATTGGAAAAGACATCCTAGTTAGTAATTATGAAAAGAAGTTCAATATAAATTTTAATGAATCTACTCAAAAAGAAATAGAATCATTGATAAGTAAGTTATCTAATGTTAAAAAGATTACAGGATTCTCTTATTACTTTACAGATTCTAGTGGACAGGCAGTAAATAATATTAGTAACAAGGACATGAATCAAGTGTATTTTGAAATTAAATACGCAATAACTGCAAGTATAACTCAAACTAGTTAATTATGCAAATATATATACCAAAATATCTTGGAGAACGAATACCAATACTTAAACAACTTTCTGAGATTGTTACAGGGTACGGAAAAAAGTATTCTAAGGACGAGGATATAGATAGTTTTAGTGATTACAAGTATAGTTTAAGAAATGATAGTGTAGTAAGATTTTTAAATTATGTAGTTCCTGGGGTAGATGATTTTACACTCCGTTTTCCCAAACTTGATCAAGAAGAGAAAATTGTCCAACTGAGAAATGATTATATTAATTATCTAACTGTATTGTTCTATAGTGTAAAAGGAACATATAAGGTATTAGATTATATAACAGAATATGATCTTTTTCAAACAAGTAAAGGGAAGGAGTCGCAGGGTCAAGATCTTACAACTAAAATAGCATATACTACAAAAAGTATTAGTATTGAGATACAAAGTATTCCAGTAACGCTAGATCGTGACGTGTTTTGTTCTTACTTAGAAAAATTTCTCAATGAACTTTTATATTTTGAGTCTTTAACCATTAGTATAAAAACGATTAGTGCAGAAATTACAGATAGCACGACTACGACATTAAATCACGGAGACGCTTATTATCAATATTATCAAGTTAATATAAAAGAGGAAGATCTATGAGAATTAATTATAGTGAATATATTGAGAAAGATGGAAAGAATTATCCAAATCCTCAATTTAAAACATTAAATAAGGCTATAGCTTCCAACGAACAGGAGGGATTAGAAGATATTACATACTATTACGGGAGTGATAGCAAAATATTAGACCTAGAGGACTACAATGAATACGGCTGGGAATTTATAGTTGATAAATATAAGTTTAATTCTGAGTTTTTATTGAATTATCTTCCGGACAGCAGTAAAGAGCTAATTGGGAATAAATTAGAAGATATTGATAAGATTGAAAAAACGCTATTTCCGACATCAGTGAACCAAAAAGAAGGGGAGAAGAGTAATATAAAGTATTTTGGATCAATTACTATCGGAAGACAAAAACTCATAATGATAAGTGTTCCTCGTGGATATAATGAGCTCAATTTATTCGACACTACCATTGATAATACGAACCCCAGAATTACCGTAACATTTTCTGAAAAAGAAGAGATAAATTCTAATAAGATTGTTTGGTTTGTTATAACGTCGGGCGGTAAAAATGAAGTATTAGATATAAATCTATCTTTCTTTTCTTGGGAGAATAGTATTAATCCACATAGGAATATGAATAGGTATCTCCTCAGGAATGATGAATTTCATAATACCCTGGCTGATTTAAATATTTTTGACAACCTAAAGTCAGATGAAGAAAATCCTTTGTATGTGGACCTAAGTTCTAATACTATAGTGGGTAATAAGAGGGTAGATGTTTTCCCAGAAGGTTCTCGTTTGATTATCCTAGACAGTAATGGAGAAGAAAAAAATGGTATAGGTATAGAGTATAAAGATAAGAGACTTTATAGTATGAAAGATTTTTATATAGGTATAAAAACTGGGGATACTATAAGGTTAGCTGCAAAATATAAAGACGTAACGTTCACGGCTAAACTATTGAGTGATGATATTTGGCAGGGAAGTTACGAGGCCACCGCTGGACATGTAGAGTCAATAATAAGTACTTACTCCTATCCCTCTACTTTCACAATAATTATTAAGAAGTTAGATACATCTGAATATTACATTACTAATTTCCTAGGTACTGATACAACATTATTAAATGAACACGGCTTATGTCTTAAATTGTCGGACAGAGAGGAAAAGAAAGCAGATCTTCTAACCTCAAGTAATAATAATAATTTACGAGAAGTCTCAAGTATTATTCAGAGTAAACTCAATAAATATAAAGGGGATTCTGATGAGGACTGGGATAAATATAAAGGGGATTCTAGGTGGGATAGATATATTACATACTCAGAAGGGCAAATAGCTAATTATCTAGGAGCCAATTGGACATCACTAGAAAATAACAATAGGGGGAATCGACCAGATACTAGTAGTCTTTGGTTAAAATCTTCAATGTTTTCTTACGATTTCAAAGCAAAGAGGGTAATGTCCATAGTTAGAAAAATAGATAGAGAAAACTCGGATCAATCAATCCCCGGATACGTATCCCCTTCAGTATTTACAGTACCGATCACACCTACGGATTTAGAGTTTTCCATAACTTACTTAAATGGTTATAAACTTAGATCAGTTACAAATTCTTATGGATTTAGTACTAAAGATTTGGGAGATACTCCAAGTCAGTTAGACTATGATACATACACATCAGAGGATCAGACAATGGAATATAGAGTACCTGCAACCATAGTAGGGAATCCGGGTGCTGCATTAATGTTTAACTTTACGAAAATTCGTTGCCAATTAAAGGTTAAAATTCATCACCCAACTCAAGGCACTTCAGAAGAGAGTTACGATCCTGTAAAACTGAAAGACTCAATTGATTTAAGAAAAATAATCATAGATACAGCGAATACTAATATAGTAGGGTTAGAAAAAGAATATTATATAGGTGGGGAAAAAGTTAACTCGCGTATGCTAAATATTCCTACGCTATATAAGGAAGGAGATGATGGATCAAGTTATATTGACATAGAAGATGTAGCAGATTTACCAGCATTCTATGAATATAATATCTACCTAGAGACTATTTACTATACAATTTCAATAGCAGATCATGTAGGTTTTTATGTTGACAAATCTGAAATTATTGTTCCTAAGACAAATACCTCAGTAGATGTAAATTATAGAATATCCCCAACAAATGGAGTATTAAGTGAAGGCATAAAATATCGTATAAGTGAAGGGAAGGAGTATGATTCTAATACAATAGATTACGACCCATCGATTAGTGCTAGTAGTACAGTTACCGTCAATGGTGTTATATATACAATGACTACCGTTAATAGTAGTTATTTCAATTTAAGAATTAGTGGAAATATTGATAGAGATATTAAAATAAAAATATGGAAATAAATAATAATAAAAGTATTAGAGGTATATTTTTATATGCTGATGATATAAAATTTGAAAGAGGCGATTTTGTAGTAGAGGGTGATAAGATATACGTAACCAAGGCCGATTCTATAGGAAGACAACCCTCTAAGAGTCCAGAATACTTTCAGATTTACCTTAAAGAGGAAGTAGCCGACCTAGAAGGGGAGGATTTTATAAATTACTTAAAAGGAGAAGGGCAGGATAAGTTAATTTCTGCATATACTGTAGGAAAACTTTTAAGTATGTACCTAACAGGATTTGATGAAAAGGGTACTATTACGAATGAGATAACAGAAGGCGGATCCATAGTATTGAAAGACTATTTTGGAAATGAAACTGTTTCCTCTCATACTAATCCATTGGACGTTATATTAACAACCCCTAGTTTAAATAATGCTATTTTTAAAGTAAATAGGGCAGTTGTTGAGTCTCTTATTGGGTCATCTTCATCTACTACAAGTCATTATGTACTACTTAGACAGTATACATACTCAGAACCCGCTGCATCTACTAGTGCGGATAGTATTTATACCAGGGTTCAGGAACTTATAGATGAGGAAACTGGTGTAGTTAAGTATCGCTATTCTAGATCAAGTAATTCTTATGAATCCTCTATAGACTGGATAAGTGTAAATACTAATTCCAAATTCACCTCGACTGTTGATGATGTAATAAACTACTATTCAAATAAGTGCATAGAACTTGATAAGCAGAAAGCAGTACTCAGGGATAGTTTCAGGTTTAAAAATATTAAAGGTTCACCTACAGGGACGAATACACTAGTTATGTATACATCAGAGAATCCGATATCTAATGAATCATTTGCCTTTTTCACTATCTGTACGTTATATGCTGAGGATTCGCCTTCTAGTAGTGCTAGTGGTGGTAATAGTCGTATATATAGGACTGACAGTATTACAGTAGACTTACTTCCTTTCTATAATAGTAATTCGACTAGAAAATACGGTATCGTTAGTGGTGAGTATATAGATATAACTAGTAATGTCAATCTCGGGACTATAACATTTACTACAAGCGGAAATAGTCGCATTAGTAATATTTATATGAGGGAGTTTCTAAAAGACGTAGATGATAGTGTAGTAGGAAACATACATATATCATATGAACTGAAATATACGAAGGATAATGATACCTATATAATCCCACTTGCTGATAATACTATATTAACTGTAAATAAAAATGTTAGTTTATTGATTACAACTAAACTCATCAAGCAAACTGCAGTAATAGGCCCGGACAATGGAATTACTTGGGCAACCAATCCTATAATGTCTGGAAATATATCAACGGGCGATTATGTAAATAAAAAGGTAACATTGAGTGTTAGTCTAGATGATATCCCAGAGGTCTACAATTTAGAGTTAGAGGATAAGTCAAAATATCTTATTGTTACCTCAACAATAAATGAACCAGATCTTGATAAAGCTTTGACGTCTGATGCTATCTTTTTTACAGCGAGAGTCGGTTTATGTAAAGACCAGGAAAACATCTATGTTGAACCTTTAGATACAGATTTGAGTGGTTCTTTAAAGAATAAGAATAAAAGTGGTTACTATGTTGTACCTGCTAGTATATACAGGAGATTTAGTAACATAAACTTCTTACCTTATAGAAACCCTGATATATCAATAGACTCCATTAAATCAGTTATAAATGAATGAAAAACTTAGATTTTATTAATAATAGTGGTAGCCTTTCCATAGAAAACTTTGTATTAAGTAACGATAGTGTTCCAGTAAACAATTTATCTAGTAATGAGCGACCAATTTTTATGTCTGAGTTTGCACAAAGATTGGTTAGTAGGGGGTGGAATATTCCTATTAGACGAAAAGTATCTACATCAGGATCTTCAACCGACTTAAGTATAGTTCCAGGCTTTTGTGACAACCCTAATATAGCTGATATAGACGTTACAAAAGGGGTTTATAAGGTAGAGGCTGGTTCTGGCGTGCAATTGGGAAGTAATAGAATAATTCCACAGGAACAAATAACAAGGTTTACAGAAAATTATTATAAAGAAGTCTTAAAAATGAAAGAAAATGATGGCATAACTCTATACAGTTCTTCCAAAGTTGTTGTAGATTTCCTTAACAACTCGATAACTGTTGATTTAATAGCGGATGATGAGTATACAAATACTATTAGTCTAGTGAGCGTAGAAAAAAAATTAGCTAAAAATAATCTCTCTGCTAAAGTAGATCTTACTGTCAGCTATACAAAAAATGGAGAACTTTTTGGGCAAGATCTTACATTTGAGGCCTTTAAGTACTCTAGTGTTAATGATAATATTGTGTCAGATAGGAAAAATTTCATCAGCTATATAAATAATGAAGTAGTAGTTGAATATATGGATGGAATTATTCGAGTTATACCAGAATCTAACAGTATAGATGAATGTATAATAAATAATTGTGTCTTAACATATGGCTGCATCTAAATTAGTCGAGCTTTTAGGAACACAGGGATTGTCAGAAAGTAGCTCTATCCTAGTATATAACTCTAATACCTTTAAAGACCAGGAAAAAATAAATGGTCTAGGTATTACCGAGGACCAGGCTAAACTATTATCCTCTGTCCCTAATACAAGCACAATCAATGATATATATAGTATCCTAATAGGGATGGATGAATATTCTACCATCTCACCACTAGAAGGTTCTTTAGGTTTAGATTTTGTATTTAATAATAATCAACTAAGTATAGTAGGTGGTGAAGGATTTGATACTATAATATTTTTATCATTAGAACAGATAATAGGATATGTTGTATTAATCAGTCCGGTTGGATATTCTGTAAAGGTCAACTCATCACGTTACTCATTGAAAAAAGAATATACGGTAGATACGATTAAAATACACGTAGACTCTTCGAATAAAATTAGAGTAGATGAGGATGAGATTGACTTGATCGACAAAGTAGAACCAAAAGATGATAGAGATTATTCAGGAGAATCTAGTGACAGGTATACTTCTGTAAAAAAATTAAGTGGACTAAAGATTAACGCTGGGAGCTATGATAAAAGAATAAATTCAATATTAAAATCTTCTGGAGAAAAGAATATATTTACTGATACGTTTTTCTCTAACATATCCCCAGAAAAGAATATAACTTGCACTAAATTAAATCTTAAAAAAAACATAGTTCTTCCAAGTATTTACGATAATCTTGATAATTATCAGGTTGGGTTCTATAATGGTGATATTGTATTATACTTATGGAGCAGACAAACACCTAAGTATGCTATTATATCGCTGACAAAAACTCTAGAAGATATATTTAACGATAGTGGACTTAAGTACTACCCATTAGTATACACTCCTGCTAGGTCCGATAAGAAAGGCGAGCTTATTTCAAATTCTGATGTATACACAGTACCAGATCTTTTAGGGGAAACGATGGAGATAAACTATTTTGCAGGAAATTATGTAATCGTTAAAGACAGCAAGGGGATAAGTTATATTTTTGATATTAATCGACAGTCTGGTTATGATACAGAGAATAATCCTGGTTGGGTAATTGATAACTATGAATCAACAGGGCAGATTGATTATTACAAATGGAACGGTAAAGCTTGGAAAATTACAACAGAAACCTCCGAAAAAGTATATACTAGATTCGATTATATACCGGAAAGTGAAAAAGTTGTTAATAAAGTTGTTGGTATACGAGGTTCAAAACCAAACTACCTTAATATATTTTCTATAGACAAACTTTCTTTATCTGCAAAACCGTTACCTCTTACTACACTATCCTGGCAAACATACATAGAAGGTATACAGGAATTTCCAGATATATCTAATACCTATGTGGATGCTGAATTGCTTTTATCAGAGGGCTGTAGTTTAGTTGGGAAGGCCGGGGATTGGTGTATCTTTTTAAAGCCAGATGATTCTTCGTATATATATAGTAATTTAACTAAATCTATTAAGGTAGGAATCGAAGAGCCAACACCAATTATCATAAATAATCAAGTATTGCTAACATATTCGTCTAAAGGTAATAAATGGCAATATGTATTATATGATGGGCCGGGAGATTATATTACATTATCTGCTGCAAAACGTATTTATAAGTGGAATGAGTCCAAGGGAGTAAATATTGTAACAGATGAAACTAGGGATGATGGTTATTATATCTATACCCCCTCTCGATCTTCTTACAATGTTTTACAGATAACCACTGGGGGAGAATTTATATCTTCGCCAATGACAATACAGGCATCTTTCTTATCTTATTATAGAAGAAATCTTTTACCGAAGACGATGGAGGGTTTTAGAATTATCGGAGCAATTGGTGGGATAATTTATTATAAGATAGGAAATACAATTAATTATCTTTAAGTTATGGAAATATTTTTTAGTGACGAATTTAAAAAAGAACTTAAACTTTTCGGAAATTTGATAAAATTATCTACTTTTAGGTTAGGTAAGTATACTAGTCAAGTAGAAACTAAAGTAGATGAAAACGGAAAATTAATAGAAACTATATTACCTCCTACTTTTAGTAGATTAATAAACAATAGTGAACTAAGTGATTACTTTCAATTTAAATCTATCTGGGATGAGAAAAATTTTATACTAAGTACTACTCTAGATCTTACAGTACTTCCTAGTAAGAGTTATGCAGATGAGTGGATAACAAAAGATACTGTCATTTTTTACTACTATAGTGATATTAATGATAATGTTTTAGGTATTGCTTTTATATTGACAGGAGATATTGACGAAAATAATAAAATTTCTCCACTAGACCTTTGTACTTTTAAAGTTATAGGAGATAAGTTAAGAAGGAGAGATAGGAATCATATAAATTTCTATTTCCCAAGTAGTATAAAATCAAATATTTTAACAGCACGTCTAGATAGTAATACAGAATTTCTTGAAAGATCGTCCAATATTCCAGGAGTTAATATATTTTTATCGATTAGTGATGATGAGAGTTCTAGTAATGACTTATTATTGACAAAGAAATCATTTCTTAAATATGTCAGAGATAGAAAGTCACTAAATAATTATTTTCCGCTTTACTTAGATGGAAATGGAGGAAAGGTATTCAGCTCCGTAAACTATAAACACTATAAGTCTATTACTATATCAGCTTTAAATCAATTAGGAATAGAAGAAACTGATGATACGATAAGTTATTATATTGAAAGCAACGACATTGTAACTATCACTGGTACAGTTACATACGACCTATACCGAGTAAGTAATGGTTCTTATACGTTAGTAAAAGAAAATGAATCAGAGGACCTAACAAATACAATAATTAGGCAGACAAATAGTAATGGGGAGGTTTTGGATGAAGATAGTATCACTGATAATTATGAAATTGATCAACTGAATAAGCAGATAAAATTTAAAATATCGGGCATATCTACTACATCTTTTAAATGCTCTCTAGTATTTAATTCAGAAATAGGAGACACAAAAGGTACTACTGTTGAAATTTTTTCTAATCTAGTAACATTTAATACTTATGCCAAATGGTCAGTAGATTACTCGACTAGGTTTTATCAGAAAAATGAGGATACTGGATTAGTACATGCTTTGTTGCTGTTTGATAATACAAGGGGTAGTAAAGGTTGGGATCCAGAGGGTGAAGCATCATCGGGTTCTGGAACAATAATTATATATACAGATACAGAAGTAAACGTTGAGGATATTAATATTGAACAGGAATTCCAGAGCATTTTTAATAGCTACTTTAGTGTTAAAAAGAAAGCCCTTGGATATAATACTAATAACCAAAAGTACAAATATGAGATATCAATAACTACTACTAAGGACAACCTAGAAGGAACTAAGTGGGCCCCTATTGATAACTCAGGGGAATCTAGATTAATATTAAATACAATTCGGATTAATAACTTGGAAAACGATTCTTTTGAAGACGTAAGTTTTTATTGCGTACAAAGAGTTGTTTCTCCGCTGACTTTACACAGAATTAATACAGCTACAAATAACTATGATGAAAATGAAATAACTGAGCTAACTTTTCCGGGAGAACTTGGAGTAAAAACACTAGAGTCTTATTGTCTTGTAGGTGGTATTTCCAATAAGAGAAAGAATTATATGTCTTGGGAATATGTAGAAAATGAGAACAATGAAGTAAAAGAGAATGATGTCATATTAAATACATCAGGTAATGCAGTGATTAGTTCTGGCGATAAACCTAGTACGAATAATTCTATTACTTTTTACTCAAGAGTTTCTCCACAGATTAATAAGTTAGGTCTAGGTAATTTTACATTCAAGAGACTTAATTCTAGTACACTTAGCTATGATCCAACCGACTGGGAAGACGTGATTTACTGTCATCCGGATAATAATTGTACAGTAGATGTATCTTTAGGAAGAGACTTACGGGCTAATGAAAGTTGGGAAGTTGATTCGGAAACTAAATATTTCTATAGTAGTGGAATTAGCACCTACCGATTATACTTATTTAATAGGGGTAGCAAAAATTCTCAACAATTTAAAATCACAAGCACCCTATCTCCAGAAGAACTAACTAAATTCGATAACGGAGAATTAATATTTGACATAAGATACGAGGATCAGACTTTATTTAATAGGTTTTTTGATTTAAGTTTCTCTGGCAGTGTTTCAATGACTGGCCCATGTGTAATGACCTTTAGTATTACCCCCAAAACGATAAGTGAGGAAGAGTATACCAAATATAGTTGGTTCCCTAAACTAGCAAGTGGTGGTATCTATAAACCTATATCTATCACGATCTCTAAATCTAATAATGAAGAGAAATTTTATTGTATAGTCAAGCCGGATTTTTCAGATACTTTAAAATTCTATGATGCAGAGAAAAAAGAAGAGATACAGTCATGTGAATTTGAAAAAGATGGTGGGAATAAGGCTCTTTACGTAGCTTCGTCTGTTGGAACTACGAACGAATTTGACTATTGGACTATTGTAGAGAAGGATCCAGAGGTATCAGTAAATTATAATAACTTCGGTTACAATCCTACTGGTTCGCAAAGACTAGTTACTAATCAAGAGGATATTTCTACTTGGCCAAGTGTTCCTGAAGCTAAGACCTTATTAAATACTCTTACGGTTTCTCCTACTGTTTCAGAATACTTATATAACGATTTAGTAATTAGAAGAGCAACTGCAGGATATAGTAATATAATATCTTATTATAAAGATTGGAAAAATCAGTTATGCGAAGATAATGAAGCATCTCTTGTATTAAAACAAAAGGGGCAAGACTATTCAAACACTTTAACTATTTATGTGGCTGACGAAAACGAGAATCTTGTCGCTCTAGAAAAGGGTGCAGCATTAGAATTAGAGCATATAGGTTTATATAAGATTTATATTAGAAGTACGTCGCCATTCAGGATTATAATAGATGGACCTAATAAAAAAGACAACTTCTATTTCTTTGATAGCAGTATTAATCAATATTTACCAGATATTTTGATGAAAGATATTTCCTCTTTCAATGCTATTACTGGTAGAGAGATATGTTTCGCTTTTTTCGGAAATGAAGAAAATAGATTTAAAGTTAAAGAACAAACGTTAGGTACATGTATTAGAGTTATTAACCTAGGGGATGAAACTGAAGTAGTAGTTCCTTTACACAGAAAATATTTTGAAAAATACGATGGAGCAGAACTATCCAATCCCGTGGTAGATACAAACATTGATATTAATACAGGGGGAATTGACAATAAGATATTCTTCTCTCAATCAAACTACAGGCAAGAGTTAATATATACTTCTTATTTGGAGACAGTTCCATATATTAAGTACATGGATTCATCCTCCTATTCATATCTAACTAGTAAACTGAACCTGAATTATAATGCGTTTTCAAGTAAAGCAACTTATACTAGAAATCGTGTTACTCATATAATAAAGAGTAGGGGAAATATTAATTCTTCAGTAGAGCTAGATTTCGCCGATACTTCAATACCAGCAGATTCGTACCCAATGCCTTTAGTTGGAGTCTTTTCATTAGAGAACCCAGAAGATTTTAATGGTGAACGAAAGAACTTAGACATTTATGGATTAATTCCTAAGCCGCAGACAAGTTGGTACACCCTTGCTGAGTCTCAATTAGAGAATAATTCATTAAAGCTTTATTATACTGCAGGTTCTTCTACTAAAATTGGGGTAAAAGTGCCGGGATACGGGGCAGACTATAAGCTATACTATCAAGAACCTGGGGACGGTGAATGGACAGAGTATGATCATAATAGCTCGGATGAAGTTTATTCAGGGACAAGGTTATTTAAGATTAGGAAAATAACTTCTAATGTCGAAAATGTAGATCTATATGAAGTAACTGAAGGATCAGGTACAGAGTATGAGGGTAGTGGGGATATTAACCTGGGATCAATTAGGATAGAGTCCTATATAGATAGAAATAACTTCCTAAGAGATTCTTTTGGTGATGCAATAGATTTTTCAGATTCTTCTATTTTTACCCAAGACTATGTAAATTCCTTAATACCAGCTTCTCCTTATCCTGAACCTGTAACATTAGGAATTAAACGAAAAGATAGGGCAAACTCAATAAGTAGTCTTACAGGCGATACTTCAGTTATTAGTTGCCTAGGAGAAAGTCGTACCTATCAATTACACTTACTAACAGATGACGAGGCTTATATAGATGCTTCACTCGAGGCGCAAAGAGAATTTATCAGTAATATGGTATTCGAGAGTCTTGTAGGTGAAGTAAGAGTTGATTTTAAGAGTAGATTAGATAGGCATAATTATTCGCCAATACCTCTTAAGTATTCTTATAACAGTGAAACAAAGAAATATAAACTGAACGCTACTATACTAGAGACTATACTCAATAACTACTCTGGGGAAAAAGAAGAGACTAATTTACAGATTAAAACAAAGACGGACACCCTTGAACTCGAGCAATATCAGGAGACTTGGCAGAGGGGAATAAGACTAAATGGAAACCTGTACATGGGTCTAGATAATACAGTAGAGGTAAATGTAGGTTATGATACTGGTATTGCATCTTTTTATGTTGCCCCTGTCATTCTCCCTACTACATCGAACGTACAAAGTATTAAATCCGAATTTCAGATACAGGGCGAACCGATTATAGAATCCCAACAACGATACCTACAGACCACTAAGCCAAACGTTACACAGAGTTCGCCTTCTTTTGGCTACGCTGTTAGTTTGTTTAATTTACCTACTAATGAATCTCTTGAAACTATGGGGCCTTTTGAGATAAGTTTCTATGACGGAAGCGGAATGAATGCAGTCAAAGTAAATGTATATGTAAAGCCAAAAGATACCTTTGTTTTTGAATTATACAGTGAGTTTAAGGAGATTAAGTCCACGGACGAAGAATACAATTATGTTCCGGAATCTGCTAGAGTAGATTCACTCATATTTTCAGCTAGTGGGGCATTGAAAGAACCTAGTACTGGAGTGTACTTATTGACGGACGCACCTGAATCTTATTGTGGCTTTTATATAAATAGTAGTAATATGGAAATGGCAGATAGTAGTGTGTCTATGTCAAATATAGATTATTATATGAACGAAAGTATCATTGGACAAAGAATAGGAAAGTGTAGGCGAGAAGGTGAAACTGAAGATAACTTTGATTTATACTATATAGTCCCTACTTCAAAAGTAGATAGGTTTAGGTCTTATAGTTCTACTACCATAAATTATTTAAATTATTTCGGACACAAGCCTTACAAAGGACGTACTACTATAGGAATACATAGTGGGGATTATAATTATATAGATTTACCAAGTTATTATGGAGTATGTACATTAAGTATCGATGGCCCTTACGTAACTACCTTGAGCGCTCAACTCTATGATAGTACTAAGCCAGAGGATACTCAATATTACCACCCACTAGATGAGGCAATTATAGGAAAATGGGTCGATTTTAGTGAAAGAGATGATAGTGAATATAGTAAATATACTACTACAAACTCTCACTTCCTAGCTAACTCTCGACTGTATGCACTAGGTGGTAGTGGAACCCAATATTATCATCTAAATAATACTATATGGATTAATTATACAGAAAATCCCTCTTCTCCTAAGTACGGAAACTTATTCAGTGACTATGGATATTATTGTGGATTCCTATTTAATGTCAGCCGATATGAGTGGGTAAAAGATGTTGATACTTCTTCAGTAAAATTAGTAGATAGCCATAATATAGATAAGTATTGTATTCATAGGTTTTCTGATACAGGAAGGCTTAAATTAGTTGACTTAAATGATACAGCGGGCCGGTTGATTTATACAGACCATCTTGAAGAAGAATCAGGAAAAAGAAGCGAAGGTAATCCTTACGTAGTAACACTGCTAAAATATTATAGTAATTATGAAGTTTTTTCTACCCCGAGTAATGAAGTGTATAGTACTGGCGACGGAACCATAGGATATTCATATAATGAAGTTGACGATAAATATAACTATGTACCGGGAATACTATTAGATCTAGGTAAAGATGAATTTACAGAAACGAACGGTGTTTATACAATTACCAGAGATTCTAGGAAAATTTCAGTTACAGTAGCCGATAGTATAAAAAACGGTAGCACAGAAGGAACTAATACAGACAGTGTTACGTTCTACATAAACATTTCACTGTACAACATGAATTAAATTGAGAAATGACAAATTTAATATTAGATAAATTTAAAGAAATCTCAGATGCACTTATAGCGGTAGATGCGAAGTTGGGATTTAAGAAGCTCAGAAAATATGTAATTTTCGTACTGATAATACTCTTTATAATCAATATAAAAGTTATAACAAAGGAGACTATTGACTTTGTTATCGAGATATCAGATGAATTGCATAATGAAAAGATAAAACTTCGAGACAAGTATATGACTGACTTAAACCCATTATTGGCCGAACTAAGGGCAGAGACGGGTGCAGATAGAGTGCTTTACTTTGAATATCACAACTCTGAGGAAAACTTAGAGGGTATTCCATTTAAATTCTTTGATCTTGTTATGTGTAGTAGTACTTACGGTGTTGCAGAAATACCAGGATCTTCTTATAAAGACGTAGGGGCATCTATGTACACAACGCTTTTTGATAGAATTAAAAAGGGAGAAGTTATTCTTTGCTCCGGTGCACATGATTTAGAATTTAGACAGAAATATGGCGGAGTATTTGAATTAGTGAACGAGGTAGATCACTCTAGGCAGCAGATTTTCTTTAGCGTACCTGGTCTGACAAAACCAATTGGATTTATTATTCTTGAGTGGATGTCTGATGCGGAGGAAATTAATGAAAAACAGAAAATTACCCCTAGTATAAATAGATATATTCCAAGAATAAATGGTTTAGTTCTAGCGGCAAGAAGATAAGAAAAACGCACCTCTAATGGTACAAAAACCTTAATAAGGAAAGAGTAGAGAATTTAAAGATTAGAAAAATTGACTTTTAAAGAATCTATTCTTTCCCTTTTATTCTTAATAAATTTATAAAATATGATAAATGACATTCAGAGAATTCAAATCTCTAGAAGTAAGTACGTAGAGGAAAGTAGAGCTATTGCGGTACTAAGATTAAATGAGTATAGTTTTCTGAAGGGTGAGGTAGTAATGTTAAACTATTACAAAGATCCTGACTTTAGAAACAACATTGGGGTCCTAGTAGCAATAGGAGTAAAAGATGGTATAGGTGAAAATTGTTACAGATTGCTTAGTGCTGGTGGAACAGTAGTAGTCAGGGATGTAGTTGATGAACTCCCCGATATTTCTAAGTTAATACATAACGAGTTATACATCTATAAAGATGAAGATAGTGTTTGGAACTATGTTTATAAAACTAGCGGAGATGTAGATAGGGTAATAGAACCTATTACAGGAGGTCCGTATATTTTCATAGACCTAGAAAGTGGCTATCGCTGGTTCTATGAAGATCAAAATTGTAAGAGAGAGGATGACTTCTTTACAACAGAAGAGGTAAAGAAAATCTTACAAGATATATCAGATTCGCAACTACAGTTTAGTGCAGTCTCAACTAATGGCAATCTCTTTAAAGCTGGAGAAGTTAAGTCAATAATCATCCAACCATTAGTAGTTGATAAAATTACTGGTACCGATTTAACAGAAAATTGTAAATACCTAGTAGATAGTGTTGAACTAGAGAAAGACGAAGAAGGTAATTTAATAGTCAATGGAATAAATAAAGATTGTGATATTACTATAGTCGCCGAATACCCACTAATAAATGGAATATATTCTAGGTATACATCAACAGTAAGTATTAGATTTGGATATGACTTCTATTACGGACCAATAGATGATGGATGGCAAATTACAAAAGAAAATATTCAAGGGTTATCAAATAATATTTTGAATTATAGGAAAGATTTTAGTTGGGATAATATTACATTCTCTTATAAAAGAATTGCAGTGGCTTATCCGAAGAAATATGGATACCTAAACCATATACTAGATGATAATGGATTAGATTATATTCGTACATATCAACCGATTTTCTCAGATGTAAAAATAGATCAAGAGGAATATATTGTATATATAAAGAATGATTCCGTAAGTGTATCAGAATTCTTACAAAAATATATATTCAATGATACTGAATCTATGGCAATTGAAGAAGGGAACTTTTTCGATATGGTAGATGCATGGAAGAAGAAAAATAAGTTCTATGGTCTAGTTCAATTGGATGAAATGGGAAAAATTCCATCAGATCTAATGAACTATAGTACTACTTCTGAAGTATTTATAGTACTAACGGATATAGTCACTGAGTATCCAACCTCTGGAATGGAAGTTGGGGAGGTCTATTATAATTCTGCTGAAAAGAAACTTTTTACTGCACTGACTGAGACGACTGGAGTTATCTCTAATCCAACAAAAACCTGTCTATATATTTTTAATAATGATTATTATACATGGAATGGTTCTAGTCTGCAAAAATTTAGTAGAGTAGAGACAATAAAATTAAATAAAATTACAGATATTTTTAATTAAGTATGGCTGATATTAAAGGTACAAACATTAGTGCTCCAATAGTTCCATTTACTACCGATGACATATTTGCTACACACGAGGCAATGTATGGTAAAGGAGGTTATAGAACTGTTGAAAATGTGGAGGACTTAGATAGAATTCCAGCTGCAAGATTAGAGGAAGGTATGCTGGTATATGTAATTAATGATGATTCTGGTATTCACACTTATCAATATATCGGTTCAACTTATACAAATGGACAATGGGTCGGAGGTAAATGGACTAGAGACAAAATTGGTAAAGGTATACCTATCTATAATCAGCAATTAATTGATGACCTTGATATAGATATAACCAGGGAAACTTATATTTCTATACCAGAAGATGACGATATAAACGGTGAAGTAACTAATGAGACTTATAGGACCACCGGTAATGGAAACTATGTAGATATCTTATTCAAGGCACTTAGAGAATTACAATCTGAAGTTGCAAAAATAAAGAATTCGTTCTTGTACGGTATAGAATCGTATACAGGAAAAACTACTGCAATGACGGTGGTGGAGGAAGACTTAAAAAATGCCGTAGAAGAAGAACCTTTGTGGGCGATTGAAGAGGATGGCTTATCTGAATTGACAGAGTTAGATATGAGTAATAGTAAGTCGCTTTCTGTACTAGATGACGAGAGTGATGTCACAGTAATTACAGACTCTGACACATTTGCATCCTATTTAAAAATCGTCGGTTCTGCTAGGTATACTGCAAAAGAAGCAATTACTAATGCTACAGATAGTAAGTTATTCCTCTATATCACAACAAGCGGTCTAAAAGTAAAAATGAACTTAACCGGATATCCAACTGATGGTAGTAACTATGAAGAGAATACTCCAATAGATATTAACCTAGAGGATATCAATTTGCCATCTGAAACAGAGAGTGGTTTATATAATACTCTCATAGTATTAAGTAGAAAACAGAAAATGGCGGATGGAAACTACTATGGTAAGAATTTCATTTGGATATCCATAGGTAATCCAGAAACCAACCAAACAATTACAGAAGGCTATTTACTAGGGAACAGATTGGTGACTGTAGGGAAAGAAGTACAAAGCGTAGATGAAGTTATATTAGACAATAGATACTACTTCAATACAGTAGATTTTACAGATACCGTAATATCTAAATGTAAATTTTACTCTAAGTATCAAGATTTTACTCAAGACGTAATACCTAGTAAACCTAGTGACGAAGATTATAAATTCAAAGTAGCTCACCTTACTATTAGATCAGTGGAAGATCAAGCGATGCTACTTTCAGTAAAAGATCAAATATTAAATAATGAACTAATTTGGGACGAATCATCTGCTAAGCTATGGATTAAGACAAATAATAAACTAGCTATGATTGGTGGCTCTTCCGATGATGAAAAAGAAGACGAATCAGGTATGACAACAGAAGAAATGATTGAAGCCCTTAAACAAATGGGTATCGTACAAGAAGAAAATGGTAATTTATCTATTGATAATCTCAATGTAGATGATATTACCTTTATTCATTCTGCTACTGGAAGAAGATATAAATTTGAAATAAATTCCGAAGGTAATTTAATGAATTATGAATTGCCCGCAGACTCTCTCAAATTTTCTAACAAAGTATCTTCTAGTGGGGTAACACTACAAGATGATGTAAGAGGTTTTATCGGTCAACTTAGAACAAAAGAAGGAAATAAAAAGAGAACCTCTGACGCAGGCCTCTTCAGTGATAGATTAAAAATAGGATCTTTCTATGCACCTTTAAGCAATGATATTATTCATGGA